CCAAGACTTCGCCACCTGGAGCATCCAATGAGCACGCTTGTCCCCCGCACCATCCAGACCCCTGACGCCTCGCCCGTCAGCTTCCCCAACGGCATCCGCATCGGCACGGCCGGCGGGGCCGGCCTGGTCAACCACATCGGCGTGGCCGGCCAGCAAGGCTTCGGCGTGGGCATCGCGCCCGAAGTGCCGGCAGGCTTTGCCAAGCTCTACGGCACCGAAGACCCGGCCTCGGAGAACTACGGCAACTACCAGTTTTCTGACGGCTCGGTCATGGTCTACGTGCCGGCGTTTTACTACCGCTACGGCACCGGCAGCAACGGCGGCGCCATCAACGTGGTGGACGTCAAGCCCTTCAGCCACTGGGCCAGCGTGGCCGATGCCAATGCGGCGGGCTACGCGCTGCACCGCGCGTTCTACAACGGCGGCGCCATCCGCCAGGGCGTCTTCGTGGACAAGTACTTGGCCAGCAACAACGGCGGCACGGCGTCCAGCCTGAAAAACGGCATCGTGCTCAGCAGCGCGCAGCGCGGCTCTTTGAGCACCGCCACCTTCGCCAGCCTCACGGGCGCACCCAGCAACAACCTGGCCGGCGCCATTGCCGCGGCCAAGACGCGCGGCAGCCGCTTCTTCTGCAACACGCGCTTCATCCGCGGCGCGCTGGCCTTGCTGGCCAATGCCCACGGCTCAGCAGCCACCGGCACCACCTACTGCGCCTGGTACAGCGCCGGGAGCACCAACTTCCCCAAGGGCTGCAACAACAACGCCAACGGCGACGCGAATGACGGCGCCATCGCGTTTGTGGACGACGGCAACGGCACGTACAACTGCGGCCGCACCGGCAGCGCCAACTTCATGGCGCGCACCACGCACAACGGCCAGATGTGCGGCATTGCGGACTTGAACGGCATCGTGTGGGAAACCGAGCTGGGCTTCACCAGCAACGGCACCAGTTTCTTCATGCTCAACACCAGCGTGGACGTGGCCACCATCACCGGCGGCACCACCCTGGCCACCGACGCCTGGGGCGCCACCGGCCTGGCCGCCATGTACACCAACATCGGCGCCACGTATGAGAGCTTAACCAACAGCGCCAGCAACAAGACCTACGGCAATGCGGCGCAGGTGCTCAGCGCCTCTACCAGCGGCACCGCCTGGGGCTTTGCTGGCCTGGGCATCCCTCTGTCTGGCGGCGTGGGCGGCAGTAACCAGTTCGGCAACGACTACCTGTACGACGCGCGCCCGAATGAGCTCTGTGTGATTTCTGGCGGCCACTGGAACGACGGCAGCTTTGCCGGGGTCTGGGCGCTGTCCCTGAACTTCCCCCGCGGCAGCTCGTTCGTCACCTTCGGGTTCCGCGCCGCCTCTTACCTGTAACTCTGAGGCCCTGAGCGGTAGCGACTGGGCCTGCTTCCAACACCATGAGCCACCCCACGCGCAGCATCCATGCCCAGGCCGGCTTGCACCGCAAGCTGGTGCTGTTCGGCGCGCAGCTGGAGCTGTACCTGGCGCACTTTCCTTCGCATCACAAGTTTGTGATGGCGCAGCAACTGCGCCAGGCTTACGTGGACGTTTACAACCTGGTCACCGAGGCGCAAAAGCGCTTTCACAAGCGCACCACGCTCACTCAGCTTGACGTGCGCCACGAGCAACTGCGCATGCTGCTGCTCTTGGCGCATGAGCTGGGGTTGTTCAACTTCTCCAAGGGCAAGCAAGACGCCGAGCAACCGGGCGACCACCGGGCGCTGGTGATGCTGCGCCTGGTGGACGAGCTGGGCCGCATGATCGGCGGCTGGCTCCAAAAAGAATCGGCCCTGGGCGGTGACGCTCAGGGCCCGCTGCCTGCGCCCGGCGCAGCAGCGCATGAATCCGGCGAGCGAGAGCTTGCCGGTGCGGTAGGGGCTTGACATGCTCTGTGTGATTTCTGGCGGCAACTGGAACAACGGCAGCAATGCCGGGGTCTGGGCGCTGAACCTGAACAACGACCGCGGCAACTCGAACGACAACATCGGGTTCCGCGCCGACTCTTCGCCTGGCCTGCCTCATGCGGCAACAGCCGACCGGCAAAGAGGGAGCCCCCGTCGCGGCTGGTGCCGAAATCTGCCGCTGCAGCGCCCTTCAGTAGCCCGCACGCCGGCCCATGTTGGCCGCAGGGCGACCACTGGCGCCGCAGCACCTACACCTGGCCAGGGCACCGCATGAAGCGCCACGGCAACCTGCTGCCCCTGTACGCCACCGAGCCCGCGCTCATGGCCGCCTACCGCCGCGCCCGCGAGCAAAAACGCAACAGCCGGGGCTGCTTCCTGTTCGAGCGCAACCTGGGCCACAACCTGGCCAGCCTGCTGGACGAGCTGCAGACCCACACCTACCAGCCACAGCCGCTCAATCGCTTCTGGGTCAACGACGGCCGCAAGCCGCGCTTGATCGAGGCGCCGTCCTTCCGCGACCTGGTGGCGCAGCACGCCGTCTACGCCGTGGTGGGCCCGATCTTTGAGCGCCGCTACATCGCCACCAGCTTTGCCTGCCGCACCGGCCTGGGCACGCATGCGGCGGCCGACTGGCTGCAAGCCGCCATGCGCCGCGCCCCGCGTACCGCCTGGACGCTGCACGTCGATGTGCGCAAGTTCTTCTACAGCGTGGACCGCACCACGCTGGCCGCCATCGTGCAGCGCTTCATCAAGTGCCCCGCCACCCTGCGCCTGCTGGCCCTGTTTGCCCAGCGCCCTGAGCCGGTGGGCATCCCCATCGGCAACCTGATGAGCCAGACCTTTGCCAACCTGTACCTGCACACGCTGGACGACTTTGCCAAGCGCACGCTTAAGGTAGCCGACTATGGCCGCTACATGGACGACGCCGTGATGATCGCCCCCAGCCGCACCCTGGGCGCACAGTGGCTGGAGGCCATCCGCCACCACCTCAGCCTGCTGGGCCTGGCCATCAGCCACCACAGCCTGCAGCCTCTGCGCCGTGGCCTCAACTGGGTGGGCTACCGCACCTGGGCGCGCGCCCGCTTCGTGCGCCCGCACCTTATTTCAGCCATCCGCGCCGATGCCCGCACCGGCCGCCTGCAATCCCTTGTCTCTCGCCTGGGCCACGCGCGCCGCACCAGCTCGCACCGGCCCCTCATCACCCACCTGTTGGAGCACCACCATGCCCTCGCTGCACGCCTACCGCAAGCTCATCACCTCCCTCAACACGTTTGAGATCCGCCTGCCTGAATCCGCCCCCGGCCAACGCCAGGGCCAGGAAATCGCCACGTTGGCCGACGGCCGCACCATCGTCTGCCTGGACGACGGCGCCACGCTGCCAGCCGACCAGCCCGCGCAGATCGCCGCCAGCATCGAGGCCCTGCCCAGCCCGCTGCCCGTAGACCTGCGCGCCGAGATCCTGGCCGCCAGCCCGCACGTGCGCGTCATCAACCAGCGCGTGGTCGAGAAGATCCGCGCCCAGTACAGCATGGACGACGAGATCAAGATGCTGCGCATCGCCCCCAGCGCCGAAACCGTCGCCTGGAATGACCACGTGGAAGCCTGCCGCGCCTGGGGCAGGGCTGAAAAGGCCAAGCTGGGGCTGTGAGCCCAGCCACCCACTGACCCGCCGCACCCGCCCGACGCCGTGAAGAAAGCGCCGCCCCCATGACCGACTACACCGGCCCCGAGCGCCGCCAGGCCGCCCTCACCGAAGACCGCGTGCAACTGATGATCCAGACGGCCGTCACGGGCGCCATGACGGCGCATGAGCACAAGGTCATCGCGCACATGGACGTCCAGTTCGCCGCCCTGCGCCAGACCTTCGCCAGTGCGTTCCCCGAGGGCGACCCCCACGGCCACCGCATCGCGCACGAGAAGGCCATCCGCAACGCCGGCTGGTGGGAGCGCATCAAGGGCGAGGCCGCCAGCAAGCTGCTTACCGCCACGCTCTGGGCCGGCCTGCTCTTCATCGGCGCCGCCATCTGGGAGCATTTCAAGAGCGAAGTGCGAAAGGGCTGAGGCAATGAACTTCGACACCGCCTTTGCGCTGCTGCTTGGCCATGAGGGCGACTTCTCTGACCACCCGGATGACCCCGGAGGCAAGACCCGCTTCGGCATCACCGAGGCCGTAGCCCGCCAGGCCGGCTACACCGGCAGCATGCGCGATCTGCCCGTGGACCTGGCCAAACGCATCTACCTCGAACGCTACTGGAAGCCCGTGCGCGCCGATGATCTGCCGCCAGGCATCCGCTACGTCATGTTTGACGGCGCCGTCAACAGCGGCCCCGCCCAGGCCACGCTCTGGCTGCAGCGCGCACTCGGCGTGCAGGCCGATGGCGTCATCGGCCCCAAGACCCTGGCCGCCGCCTACGCGCAGCCGCACGAAACCCTGCGCCTGAGCATCCTCGCCCAGCGCCTGCGCTTCATGACCGGCCTGACCAATTGGCCCGCCTTCAGCCGAGGCTGGGCGCGGCGCATTGCTGACCTGATGGAGGCCTGACCGCATGAACCCGCTCATCCTCGGCCCCGTGCTCGACCTCGGCAAGTCCATCCTGGAGCGCTTCATCCCAGACCCCGAGAAAAAGCGCGAGGCCGAGATGGAGCTGCTGCGCATGGCCGCCGAGGGTGAACTCAAGCAGGTAATCGCCCAGCTCGAAATCAACGCCCGTGAGGCCCAACACCCCAGCATCTTCGTCGCTGGCTGGCGGCCCGCCTTTGGCTGGTGCGGTGCTGCGGGCTTCGTCTACGCCACCATCCTCCAGCCCCTGCTGTCCTGGTGGGCCGGCATCCGCGGCTGGCCCGCCCCGCCCACCCTCAA